CCAATGTGTTTGCGGACGTAAAAGCTGGCATAAACAAGATGTTATAGAGTGGCTGTCTATTACCGACCACAGCCTAAAAGCATACGCAGAAAAATACGGCGTAACCATCCCCGCAAATTATGCGGAAAGGAGCAAGCAATGATGAAAAATGGAAACCATCAATACATCATTAAGCTGATTTTAAGCGACCGTCCGGATCAGAAAGAATATTACACCGGCTTGCTGGAATTCGGCAATATTTGTATCGCACAAACAACAGCGGACATCGACAGTCCAAATGTTAGAACATTCGACAGTCTTTGGGATGCCGTTGCGGAATTCCAGCGCATTTCTCACAGCGCACAGAATATACAGGAAGATAATGCAACCTTCATTAAAAAGGACAAGGAGCAACCAGCATGACAGACCTTAATAAATTCACTGCTACCGGCAGAATAACAGCCAATGCCGAATTAAAGTATACACAGTCCGGCACAGCCTGCACGACATTCAGCATTGCAGTCAACAAATCGTATAAAAAAGATGACACATGGGAAGAACGGGTTAATTTTTTCAACTGTACCATCTGGGGTAAATACGGCGAATCGATGCAAAAACATCTTTCAAAAGGCAAACAAATTGCCATCGAAGCGGAATTAAACCACAATCCGTGGACAGATAAAAACGAGGTACGGCATAACGACGTAGTTCTAAACATTCAAAACATCGTGCTGCTCAGCTCACCCAAAAATAAAGGGCAAGCAAGCGATGCACAAGACACCCCACAAACGGCGTCTACCGGCGAATACCCCGACAATATTCCGTTTTAAGAAGGAACTTTCCAGATGGCGAAAATTATAACCGTATCAAGTTACAAAGGCGGCGTCGGCAAAACGACGATTATAACAGCAGCGGCCGAAATACTTGCAAGCAGAGGGTACCGCTCGCTCATTATAGACCTCGATAGCAACTGTACCGTCTCCCGCTGTTACAATAAACTGTTTCAAGATATAACCTCCAAAAATCTTTTGTCGGAAACCGTAACAGATTTTAAAGGTGTCTATCCGGCAAAAGAATATATCGACATTATTCCATCCTGCCTTGAAAATCACCTTTTGAATAACATTATGGACATGCAGCTAAAAATCAATCTGCAAAAGACGGGATTAAAAGAAAAGTACGATTATATTTTAATCGATCCGCCGGGACATTGGTGCGCACATACACGAAATGCCGTATTTGCCTCTGATGTACTCATCCTTCCCGGCACGTGCTCTTCACTCGATTTTTCTGCAATCAAACTTTATTTCGATATTTTGCAAAATTGCTGCATCGAAGCAGACACGTATGTATGCATCAATAAAGCAAACAGCAAGACAAACGAACCGGGCATTATCGAAAAATACAACGCAGCGTTCGGCGATTTTCTTATTCCCGGCAGCATCCCCGATATAAAGTCCCTAAAACGGCTGACGGAAAATGTGAACTACCCGATGCATCAGGCAGTCAGACATCGGCTTGAGCAGTACATCAATTATTTTATTAAAGGAGATACATCATGCCTAAATTAGAACCGGCAGGCGTAACGCAAAAAATTAGCCTTTCACAAATCATCGAAACCGGAAACGTCCGCAAAGAGTATCAGGATATTGAAGAGCTTGCCCAATCAATAAAAGATTCAGGATTGATGCAACCCATCGTCGTTAAACGTGCAAGCATAACGGACACCGGTATTCAGCAGTATGAACTGATAGCCGGACACCGGCGCAAAAGAGCCTTTGAATATCTTTGTTCAAAAGGCGACGATTTCAATATGATTGACGCTGTCATAAAAACCGGCGACACCCTTACACTGCAGCTCATTGAAAATATACAGCGGAATGATTTAACCGCTGCCGAACGGGAACAAGGCGTTGCCGAAATGCTTGCAACCGGTATTTCGCAACGGGAAATCGGCGCAAAGCTGGCAAAAACAGAACAGTGGGTATCAAAGCATTTGGCAGCACATAGAATCAGATTGCTCCTACAGCAGCAAAAGATTGACACCGAACAGTACGAAACGACAACTTTAAACCTGTTCCGTACCACCCCCGAAACCGATCTAAAACCGTTAATCGAAAAAACAGCGGCGCTCGGCGGAACCAGAGCTGCTGCAGAATCGGTAATACGCGCTTATAAAAACAAGACTACACAATCAACACTGCCGGAGCCCGAAACACAAAGCAATACACACCAGTCAGAAGAACCGGATATGATTATTCAATCCGGTAACAACGCCGTGAAAGAACACGCGCCGTCTGTCGTATTATCTTCCGTTTCTCTTCCTACAGAAAAAACAGAGGATGCATTACAACAACCGAAAATACCGCCTAGCCGTAAACAAGAAAGTCTGCAACCGGTACCGTCTTTTTCGCAAGCAGAACAAAAACAAACGCATTCCCATTCGGAACCGAAATCAAACAACGCGGCAATACACGAAGAAAAAATGCCTGTTGCCGACAAGCTGATCAGTTCAAAATTTGTGTTCGGCGAAATAACGGCCTACATTAAAGCAGTGCAGAATACTATTGCAACACTTGAATCACACGAAGTAAAACTACTTGAACAGGCAAAAATTGAAGCGGCTTACGATATTATCGCCTTGCTGCATACAGACACAGAGGCGTAATCAATGCCGAATAAACCCGGATGGCTGTATAAATACAGCGAAACACTGAAACAAGACACCGCTTATCATTGCGCGTCGGGCTGGATTTTTTGTCAGGACGGAACAAAATACAGTCCGACGGAAATACGGCGTCTACAAAAAGCCGGCATAGCAGCGCTTCCATTAAAAGCACACACCATCAAAAAGATGTTGGAAGGAACGATTGTCAATATACGGCATAAAACACCGTCCGTCGCAATATCTCAACCGGAACAAGCAAAACAGCCGAATACCGCCGATCAGCTAAACCCGCCAGTGGTACAACAAGAAAATTTGCAACCGGCGAGAAAAGCGGATGATGTTTATGATGAATACGGGAGACTGCAAATATGGTAACGGATGCAATAAACACGCTGCATATCGGCGATGCCCGTGTAATAATACCAATGCTTCCCAAAGAAGCGATACAGACAGTTATTACATCTCCACCGTATTTTCAATTACGCGATTATGGAATAAACGGACAAATCGGTCAAGAAGAAACAGTAGAAGATTATATTGAGCATCTGATAGATATATTTTCAAAAATAAGGCGTGTTTTAAAGGACGATGGAACAGTGTGGCTTAATATTGGAGATAGTTACGCCGGCTCTGGAAAAAGCAGAAACGGCAATGGGAAAACCGGAAAATTAGATCGGAACAGCAAAGATGCAGCATACATCGGACGACACATCGGCGTTTTACAAAGGACACCCCTATCAGGAGCCTTAAAACCGAAAGATTTAATCGGCATTCCGTGGCGAGTTGCCTTAGCCCTCCAGCGAGACGGATGGTATTTACGGCAAGATATTATTTGGTACAAGCCGAATACAATGCCGGAATCTGTTAAAGATCGATGCGTAAAATCACATGAATATATTTTTTTGTTATCAAAGAATAAAAACTATTATTTTGATTACCAATCTATCCAAGAAGATTCCGTATTATTTGAAAATCGCCTACAAGGAATCGTACGAAATAGAGAATACAATTATAACAGTAAATTAAACGCAACACACCCAAAATATAATTTAAAAAGGAATGATAAACGTGATCCTATAAAGCAAAGCTATCCGCAAAAAAGATTGGATAGGAATGATTGCAATTATGACATTAGAAAAAGAAACAAACGCGATGTATGGACGGTAAATACGCGTCCGTATACAGGCGCTCACTTTGCTGCTTTTCCGATTGAACTTATTATTCCCTGTGTGTTAGCAGGTAGCAAAGAAGGGGATATTATTCTTGATCCCTTTTTCGGAAGCGGAACAACCGCCGAAGCTGCAACGTTATTAAATCGAAATTGGATAGGAATAGAACTTAATCCCAAATATAAAGATTTATATAAAGAACGGCTCGGATTATTTGATTATACAAACAAATGACACACGGCAGTTTGTTTTCAGGAATTGGTATATAAATATGAACTTCGACAAATACAAAAACAGACTGATAGAATATTTACGGATAAAAGGCGTAAAAGCAGAACGAGGGCTTATCCGCTGCTTTAATCCTGAACATAAAGACAGAAATCCGTCATGCGAATTATTTGATGATCACTTTGTGTGCTATTCGGGAAATTGCGGCATACACGGCGATATTTATGACGCTGCAGGCATTTTGGAAGGAATTGCCGATAAAAAAGAGCAGTTCAAAACGGTTGAAAAAACATTCGGCGGCAGCTTCATTCCGTCCGACCAGCCGGAAAAACAACCGGTAGGAAAAGAGATTTTTACGCCGGACGCTGCCGCCTGCGCCGCATTTGAAAAATATCTTGCAGGCAACAAAAAAGCGGAAGACCAAATACGGAACTTTCTCCAGACACGCGCAAGCGTAAACCGGAGCGGCGGTTCCAGCTATCCTCCAGGCATTGAAAACAATTTGGTAAAGTATTTTTTTTACTGGCCCGGCTACGACATCGCCAGCGCCGAAGCCGGTACGGACGTGCTGCGCGGCGCCGGCGTTCCGCTGCCGCATCCGATAAAGGGATACTCAAGCTGGCAGCATTCCGGCGTTGTTATCAAATTAGGTTCAGGATATAAATTACAGTATTACGAAAACTACGTCTGTGAAAAACGAGGAACAAAAAGCTGTAAGACATTTCCAATGCCCAGCGCAATCGATACCAAAAAGCCGGTTATATTGGTAGAAGGTGAAATGGACGCGCTTTCCTGCGCTGCTGCAGGAATAGAAAATGTCTTTTCGACGGGCGGTACGGAAGGTTTAACCGGCCCTAAAATAAAGCAGTATTTACTATCAGTTCCTGAAATTATCATTTTTTTTGATAAAGATACCGCTGGACGCAAAGCGTCAGGATTAGTTGCAATCGGAGAAAACGATAAACGAAAAACAAATCTGCCCAGCATATTACGAAAAGCAGGCTACAACGGCTCAATCAAAATCGCTTCTTTACCCGACGAATTTCCGTATAAAGATCAGGATGCTGCTATTTGTGCCGGTAAAATTGAAACAGTATTGCAAGCGATTAAAGAAGCAAAGGAATACACACCGTCGGAACAGAAAGATAAAGAACCTGCCGTACTTTGGGAAACATTTGACACGGTCGGTATTAAACAACTGCGTAACCTTTTAAAAAAGATTCCCCTTGCAGATGTGGACGACAAAGATGTGCAGCCGTTCGTATCTGCCTGTATAAAAGCGTGCGACAACAGCCAAATTACGCAAGAATTATTAAAATGGGGAGCAACACCTGAGCAAATTGAAAATAAAAACGACTATACGCCCTATTTTCTGATTGAAGCGTGTGAAAAATACGGCACGTCGAAATATCTGCAAAAATCGATTGAACGGGCGCTTATTCCCGAAAAAGAAATCCTTGCGAAAATTAAAAAGCAAAAAACCATTGTCGAAATTGACTACGAAGCAATGCGTAAAAATGCAAATGCGCTGCAATTTTTAACAACCGGCGGCGTCCGCTCCGCTTCAACGCTTGTTTCCGATGTACTGCAAGGTAGGCTTATTTATGTAGAAAATGAAAAGAAGCATTATTTTTTTAACGGGCATATATGGACACGCGAACCGGATATAGCAGGCGTTGCGTATAGTATTCTTGCAAATGTCTTGCGTTCGTTTATCGGACGTCTTAAATCGGAAAAAACAAAAATATACGAACTGCTACAAAAAATAGAAGCGCGGCGTTTCCGTGTAGAGCTTGCACAAGACCTTTCAGGACTCAAACCGGAGGTATTCCGCGAAAACGTTCTTTTTGACGGCCCGACCGTGCAGGAATCGTTAACACTGCTTGACGGAGTTATGGATTTTTCAGGAAATAAGATTGTTTTTAGAAAATCGACGCCGGAAGAGTATCGACGTAACGCACTGCCGTATCGTATGGAAGCAGTAGAAAAAGCACTGGAGCCGTATAATTTTCTTGCATTTATGAAATCCAATTTTAAAAATGAAGAAACACTGCAGACGTTGATGTATTATTTATCGCTTATTCCATCGCGGAATATGCAATTTAAATACGGCGGAATCTTTATCGGAAAAACTCACACCGGCAAAACCACTACGATAGAGCTGCTGAAAGATGTTTATATCGATATGATAGACCGTATCCCTGCCGATATTCTAGTGTCGCAAAACAAACGGCGGGTATCGGGAAACGAGGCAACGCCGTATATAGCCCGCCTTGAGGGGAAAGGTGCTGCTATCGTTCAGGAAACGGAGCGGAATGGCTATTTGAACGCCGCTTTATGGAAAGAACTTACTGGCAATGATACCCTTACCGCCCGCGGTCTTTACAAAGAACCGCACGATTTTATTCCGACTGCTCAAATCATTATGTGCACAAACCACAGCCCGCGCTTTGATGCACATGAACAAGCGACAATAGACCGTATGCTTGTTATTCCCTTTTCGGTACAGCATAAAAAAGGCGGCAAAGATACAAAATCGCTTTCGACCATTTTAAAATCGATACGGGAAGAATATCCTGCAATTATCAAATACTTTGCAAATCTGTACATCGAATTAAAATATAAACACGAAGGAGCAATCCCTTTATCGGAGGAATGCAAGAACTACAAAGAAAACTATGTAAAGGATCAGGAAACCGACCTTGATAAATTCGTGTCGGATTGTATTGAAATTGATATGTCCGGCGATGCATTTGAAACGGTACAGGCAGTGTACGACGCATATCTTAATTATTATGAATTAGCCGCTGACGATAAAGAAGCGCTTACCCGCAATAAATTTGTACGCTTTATAAAACATGACTACATCGAAATAAAGTACAAACAAAAGAAAATAGACGGAAACCCTGTCTTATGCTTCATTAACATACGGCTTAAAAAACCGCAAGGAACAATAAAACAACCAGCCCTTATTCCTGAGAATAAAGCAGCATTCACTCCACCCGATGACACACCACCCCCCGATGAAAATCCGTTTGAATAAGGAAATGACAATGACATCATCTTCTCCGATTGATATTTTAAAACATACGGAATATTCCGAATACGATACGGTAAAGCAGCTGCATGAACGCCACTCTGACGATTTTATTGAACTTGCAATATACCGGCTCAATAATCTTTTTGCATACGGCTATAAATTAAAAATCAACCGTATCATACGGCAGAAAATGCCGCATTACACAACATTCACACACACTTCAATAACAGCCGCCATATCGGCAGCAAGACACGATATACAAAAGCAGTGCAGCGGTAACCGAAAGGCAAAAACGACACTGCTGCAATTTACAATCGTACTGCACAATCAATTAGAACTATTTTAAATAAGGAATGAATTATGTCGCAGATTGCAAAAATGATTATTAACGATCCTGAAAGTTTTCATCTTTTAACGATCGATGCTAAAGAACGGATTATAAAAGCGGCAACAAACACCGTCAATATTCAAGCTGCGCTTGCTAAAAAGCAGAATGTTAAAACGATGAAAGACACCTTTACGCTAAGGAACACCTTTACAGCACGTCAAGTACAGTATGATCAAATGCCGACAGGACGCTATGCACTCCATACAATACATTCAACAATCGGCATAACGGAAAAAGCCGCGTATATGGAACGGCAAGAAAAAGGCGGCGTACGCAAACCTGCTACCGGCTCTACACTCGCCATTCCTACCGATATTGCACGCAGCGGCAGCCGCTACCGGCCGGTTGCAAAGATGTATCGAGTCAATAAAGTAAAAACGCAGAAAGTACGCGGTGCATTTAAAAAGAACATAACGTCAAAAAAAGCCCGGCAAGTAGCACGGGCATATATTGCATTTAAGACCGGTAAACTGCTGTCTTACGGCGGCAATCTGCACAAAGTTACCCGCTTTACCGCAAAACACGGAAGCGTATCGTTTAGATTAAAACAAGCCTACAGCTTTTCAAAAACACAAACCCGCACACCACCCCAGCCGTTTTTTCTTCCATCATGTGAAAAACCTGCTGCAGATTGTCAAAGAATATTCAATGCGCAAATGAATAAACTACAATAACATCTCGATAAAATATAATGCTATCAATCTACTTTCGGGTAGCGCTTTTTAATCTCCGCTATCTTGGTAAGCCATTCAGACCTATCCAATTCACCGCGTAAAACTTGCATCCCCAACGGATCGGCTTCCTGTTTATATGCCGCTGTCCGCATCTCGTCGATGTATGCGTTATATGCATCTTTACTAATAAGACCTGCATCATAGAGCTCTTTTTCGGTCTTTTTAACAATGCACTCATGTTCAATTTTTTCATCCGGTTTTAGCTGAATGATCCCTGCTGTAACCTTTTCAGCTTCGCTCATGTCGGTAAATTCCGTACCGGCTTCGTTGAGTTTTTTGCCTGAAGGAACGGATACAAAGCCTTCTGCAATAAGCGTTTTTAAAGGCTTTTTTATGCCTGCGTGTATGTCGGCATACACACGAACATCATCGCCGATATTGACTTTGCAATTTTCAATAATCCGGTATTCTATTGCAGGATTTTTCTTCTCAGGCATCGCTCCGCAATAGTGACCGATGACGATATTCTCTTTTATTTCGATGTACTCCATAGTTTTCTCCTCCTAGATTTTCTCAAGTTTCCAAATGATAAAAGTCTTGTTTCGCGGCCGGTTTTCTTCAGCAGTGGGAACGACATTAGAAGCATTAAAATAAACTACACCGCTGCCCGCTCCACCGTTGATTGATGCCGATATACCGATTTGCGCTACCGAAAAACAACCCACTGCCTGAAACGAAGGAAATTGTAGGAAATTCCCCGTAATATTTCTAATAGCATCGCCTTGCTCATCGCTGTCAAACGCTTCGGCGTCTTTTCCTTTCGCACGGAAAAAACAGCCGTCATAGTTTACCTCTGCCCAGCGGTACCCCTCGAAAGAAAAGAGTGTATCAGGCCTGAGCATACCAGGCCATTGGATGTAGCCGTTTTGAAAGATTTTGATAAGCAGATCATCGGTATAGCTTTTAGCGGATTTCAAGGTCTCAGCATCGCTTTGCTCTCTTGCTTGCGCTTCAATCGTGTTTTTTTTATCGGTGTAATCCTGTGTAATTTTCTTAATCGCTTTTAAAACATCCGATTCTTGAACATTATCAGGCCTACCGGAAACTTTTTTTATATCGCTGAATGCTTCTAAAAAAAGCGCCTGCCGCGTACCATTAATATCATTCATCCATGTAGCCAATAAGGGGGTTCCATCCACACTTTCGGTTGTTGTAGAATCAACGGCCTTTCCGCCGGGATAGGCGGGGTCTTTCGTATCCACATAATCAGAATATGCAACATCTAATTTAATCATCTATAACCTCCATTTTCATTCCGTTTTTTGCCTATTTATATCCATTCTATAAACATCACTGCAACCGTATGCACCGGTTTAATTTTCAAGATTAAGTATTCTATGTAGTTTCTAAATTCTTTTTTGATTTGCAATTTTTCAATATAAAGAATTTCATTTTTACTGTTGCGTATAATTCGTTTACACACAAAATAACAATATACCCAAAAATGCGGATCATTTTTAATCGAATACAGTTCAGAATCATCATTACGTAAAACTGTCGGAGAAAAACCTCCATCACCAATCCTATATCCACACACCGCCTTTGTATTTTTACAATGCATGATTTTATTTCCACATACGGCAATATAAGCAACACTACGCTGTCTCGGATTGCTTACAGGTACATTTTCAACAACTAAAATATTCTTATCAATATTTTGCAGTACACCCTCAAGGAACACCGCTGACTGTCCGCCCTTATTTATCCGCCATAAAGCGGCAAGGACATTCCGCTGCTTTTCCAATTCTTTACTTGAAAATACAACGGCAAACACTTTTTCCCAATCGTCAATACAGCGGCTTGTTTCGGGAAACATATCGAAGTATACCTGCTCCATCTCATGCCGTATATCTTCCGGCAATACGGCAATCGCTTTTATCAGCTTTCGTTTATTGCTATCTATCGTAAAGTTAAAAGCTCTCGATCGAGGAAATAACAATTTTATTGCATCAAAAAAGCTGCTCAATACTGTACCCCATCTATTGTTAATGTTCCGAGCTTTGCTAATTCGCCGTTATCCAGCGTATACAGCGCCGTTACATCTCCATTTTTTCGTATCTCTGCCGTTTCAAACACGGCCTTGACAGACACCGCTATTTGATTGACAACCGTTATCACATGATTTTTTGAAATAATATTCGTCCGATTGTTATCGTCGGAAAGACCGCGTATATATAAGTCTCTATCTAAAAAATAATTTTGTAATGAAGGTTTTACAACTTGCGCAAAATCGGCAGGGATTATTCCCGATACTCCGGTAATAACAACATCAAAGACCGCAACGGTAACCGACTTTACATTTGAATAAGAATCGTCATTTTTCGGATCAAGCATTGCAGTTAAAGGTTTCCGCGTTGCTTTGCCCGTTTCAGGATCATACGTACATGCCTCCCCGACTTTTTTTAATAAACCGCCGTCAGGAATCCGATCGGTATATACGTCAGAAATGCCGGAGACATACAGCAGTACTCCGCCCGGCTGCTCTTTATCATTGTATGGATATACATTCAATACACCCGGAACTTCCGACGCCCAGATACGGTAATCCGCTAAGGCTCCGCCTTGCGGCTGCAAACGGAAACGATTAACAACCCTGTTACGATAGCTTGATTCAAGCTCGTTATCCAACCCGACTCTTGTAACATCTGCAATAACCGCTTCTGTCTTGATAAATCCATATGGATTAACAAAATTGATTATATCATTTTGTTCAAGATTTCCGGCCGTTCCTATTTCCGTGCAAATAACTGAAATGCTTTCTTTTGTCTGCAATAAGGTTTTTGTTTCTTCTATTATATAGAGCTTTCCGGTTGCGCTGCTTTTTAACTGCGTACCGGAATACAAAATACTGCCCGGCGTTAAAACATCAACGGTTATTACCCCCTGCCATTGCACACCTGCAAGCGGCTCACCGACACCAAATAGAACGCCTAACTTAACCAGCGGCCTGAGCCGTACGCCTAAAATCGTAACTTCCTTCCAATCAGCTGTTTCCGGAAACATTTGTAAAAAATACCAGCCGACTAACTTATATACAACAATAAAAACACCTGCAAATACTTTGCATAAAATCTTAATAAAGGACTTAGGCAGAATCCGTACCTGCGTATTAAATTCATGCTCAAACGAGCGGATTAAAAGCTGTTGTACTTCTTCAATCGTTTTGTTTTTATACGCCATCTATCCCATGCTCCCATAACAAGGCAAACTCTTTTTCATAGAGCCGTTGTCCCTTGTTTTTTACTTCAACTCTTAACACGAACGTATTCTTTCCTTTTGTTTTTCCGTCCGCAATAATTTTATCCGCTGTTCCCTCGCTCTTTAACCATTCCAAATCAAGGGCGGCCGCCGTTTCAGCTTTCCGTATATTTTTAATACTCAAAGGCAAGCCGGTAATTATCGCCTGAAACCGTGAAACTATCTTTTCATCTTCCGGCGTTTCTTTTAATGTATTCGCCCACCACGTATACCGGTTTTTAACCGTACCGGCATCATCTTTGTTTCCACCGAAAAGAGATAGATAGACGGCTGTTGAAAAATCTTTACACGGTTTTACAGCTCCATTCTCAAGCACAATGTCGCCGCCGTCCGGCGTTTCAATTAAAAGGACATCGCCTGTAAAATCGCTCACTAACTGCCCCCATGCACTACTGTTTTATTTTCGATATTTGAAAAATCTCCTGTCTGCATCGTTCCGATAGCCCCAATTAAAGCCGCTTGAAAAGCTCCGGGGGCTCCCATTCCTGCTTCAGGAATAGGAGCCTTTAAAGTTCCTAAAAGCCCCTGCAGTATAGCCGTATTCTTTTGCAGCTGTATTTTCAATTCCTCAATTTTGATAAGCCCGCCGTAATCGCTGCCGTTGATTTCTACTTTTCCTTTAGTCTTTATCTTGCAATCGCCGTCCGCTTCGATTTCAATGTTGCCGGAGTTAAGCATTTTGATTATTGCAACGATTTTTCCGTTTTCATCGCGAGCAAATAGAATCCTTTCCCCGCTTTTTGCCCCCTGCGATTTATTTAGCACACCGGCAACAACCTGTTCACCGGTACCTCCGGCTTGTACCAATAAAACCCTATCATCTTTGCATGGAACCGAATCATCACCGGAAGCAGCATATAAAAGAGGTTCCTCACTAAACCCCCTCCGTGTTTCAACGGTAAGAGCTGTAAACGTATCGCTTGCAGCTTTTAACACCTTGGCTATTATTCCCATGGCATCACCTCAGGAATTTTACCGGTATAGGAGCCGGGCAAGACTAAAGACAGCTGCGTTGTTTTCTGATCTCCGGTTCGTACCATTTTTATATTGCGTGCAATAAAAGTCGTTTCCCGCCGTATCATCGCTTTCGGCGCTTTGACGCAGACACATACCCCCTTTTTACATAACCGATTGTCAATTAAAATATGCCCCTCGCAAGCCAATTCATATGAAACACAATCGGCAAACATTTTCCCTGCTTGTGCATTTACCGCTTTTTCCAAATCGCTTTGCGTTTTTGCATCATCAATGACAATCGATTTGTAACGCATAATTCCTTTATTGATTAAATACTTATTTTTAAATGTGTACGAAAGGCTGTCATTCTTTTTGTCAGTCTTCGTAAAGCCGGTAAGATGGCTGTAAAAGCCTTGCGCATTAAATTTCGGCGTTATCGATAAAAGCGGCGGTTCTCCTTCAACAAATGAAATACCAGCTTTTTGCTCTTTTGCAGCAAAGAAGACCAAATTTCCTTTTTCGTCATTGGTAAAAAGCAAATCCCGTTGTTTTAAAAGGTTAGTCAAAAAGGATAAAATATTTTCGGCCGGTTCGCAGGTAACTTTTTCAAAAGAAGCGCCTGCATTTCCTCGCATTCCGACTTCAACGCTATACGCTTGCGCCAATTCGTCGGCAATCTGTTTTACCGTTAGTCCTTTATACTGTGCAGGGTATTTTGCAGGCGGCACGTTGCAATCATTTAATATGCCGCACAACGGATAGCCCTGTAACGTTATTTCCGCTGCACTGTCTTCCAGCTTCGGATCAGGCGTTAAAAGTCTGCCGTTAAAAACGAGTACGCCTTGATAATAAATTTCACATGATTTGAAACTGAACGGCTCAATCGCTTCCTGCAACTCTTTTAAAGAATCATCATACGGCGCGGAAAAAGAAAAAGTATCAAGCGAATCGAACGACAAATTCAATTCATAACCGGTAAAGCCGACAAACTTCTTGCCGTCGATAACGATAGCGACATCCTGTTCGCCATCTGCAACTTCAATCGTCGTTTTAACGCCTGCCGGTCTTTTTTCTTTTACAGGAATAACCAAGAGATCGTCGGGAAAGATTAGTGGAGAACCGTCTATAGCCGTTTTTCTCCCCGTAAGTTGCGGATTAGCCAATACGATATCATGCCATTTATTGAACGAGCCTAAATATCTTATTGCGACTGCTCCGAGCGTGTCGCCTGAAACTACCCTATGCACTTTTGACATAATAGGTAATCTCCTTTCCCATCGGCAATAAAATAATTTCGTCCGCCGTGAGCTTATTTTCAAAAATAAGCTCATCAACATAATCAACGGAACCGTATAATTCGGCGCTCAATTCTATAAGCTGCCGGTCTCGGTCAAGCACAATAGTACGGCGCATCGGAAGCGCAAACGAACTAGTGATAATAAGCGCTGCGCTTTTATAAACGACATCAGACAATAAGAAAGCGGTTTCGTTATTTACATCAACAAACGCATTCGACTTAACTTTTGTATCATCAAAATTTTTTACGAGCTCAAAAAGATTGATAATAGCTTCCGCGGCATATATTGCCTCATCCCGCGACACCTGAATAGTGGACGTGTCCTTTTGCGCTGAACCTTCGGCAATCTGTAGCGCAACGCCGGAAGCAACGGAAGCAGCAGCAGCGCTTAGCGATAAGCGG